AGTGAAAGAGAAGCATCGTCTGTATTGACGAGCGAAAATTCGGGCGAGTTTTATGCTAATAAACTTGGTTTAGCTACGGAAGCTCCTACTGAGGCGGTCGAAACCGAGCCAGTAGTTGAGGATATACCGCAGAGTGAACCAGTTGCAGACGAACCCAAACCAGTAGAGGAAGGCGAAAAGAAGCCGAATCCGAAACTTGAAAAGCGGTTTTCTGAATTAACGAAGCAACGAGAGATGGCACGTCGGGAAGCTGAACGTGAGCGCTTAAGGGCTAGTGATTTAGAGGCACGTTTAGAGGCGCTTGAAAGAGGGTCCAAGCCTGCAAAGGTAGAGGAACCTAATAGAGAGCCACAGCCGAGCGATTTTACTGATGCGTTTGAATATGCAAAAGCATTGGCAGAGTTCTCGACTGCTAAAGCACTTGCAAACAGAGACAAACAGGAAGCTGAACGCAAAGCTAACGAAGAACGCCAGAAAGTTATGACCTCTTGGCAGACAAAGTTAGAAGCAGCGAAAAGCGAACTACCTGATTATGAAGATATGGTTGCATCAAGCGATGTGGTTGTATCAGATCAAGTCAGGGATGCTATTTTAGATAGCGATGTCGGACCCAAGATTCTTTACCATTTGGCGGAGAATCCCGAGATAGCTACTAAGATCAGCGGATTACCTTTGTCGAGTGCTTTAAGAGAGATTGGAAGATTAGAGGCTAGGTTTGAAAAGACCGCAGAAGCGCCTAAGCCTGCTGTAAGAAAGAGTAACGCACCAGCGCCTATCAATCCAATCAGAGGCGGATCTAACGTAGATGTACCATTGACTTCCGAAGGGGAGTTTACTGGGACCATACATCAATGGAAAGAAATGCGTAAGTCTGGAAAGATTAGGTAAACAATTTTTATTTATAAGGAAATCGAAAAATGGCAAATAATCTGCTAACGATATCCAAGATCACTAACGAGGCGTTAATGGTTTTGGAAAACGAACTCACGTTCACGTCGGAGATCGACAGAAACTATGATGACCAATTCGCTGTAGTAGGCGGTAAGATTGGTAACACAGTTAACGTACGTAGACCTGGTCGTTTCGTAGGAACAACTGGTCCCGCACTTAACGTAGAAGACTTTAACGAGACATCAGTTCCCGTTACATTGTCAACTCAGTTCCACGTTGATACTCAGTTCACCACGCAAGATTTGGCATTGTCTCTGGACATGTTCTCTGACCGTGTATTGAAGCCTGCCGTTAACAGTAGCGGCCTAGTTCATTAAGAATTAGGAAAACTGTCCCTGATTGACTTGGACGGCCTGAGGAGGCTAACAAGGGGCAAGCAAGAGAAATCTGTGCAGCCTGAACGACTAAGTGGGATGGACTCGAAAGAGTATGCGATAGTCTGAACTCCGATATAACCTAAACAAAGTCGGAGAGGGTAGATCGAAGAATCAACCCCGCCAGAAATGGTCAGTAAGGGAAACCTGAAGTAACAGAATGTGCTGCAATTGCGAACAAGATTGACCGTGACGGATTGACAATGGCTGCACTTCAAACTGCAAACATCGTTGGTGTTGCTGGTACTCCTCCAACGGGATTGATCACCTACTTAACAGCTGGTGCTTACTTGGATGCTGAGGGTGCTCCAAGGGATGGTCGCAGAGCCTGTATTGTTGAACCCTTTACATCAGCAACTATTGTTGATTCACTAAAAGGTTTGTTCATGCCGCAGGAAGCGATTGCAGAGCAGTATCGCAAGGGGCTGATGGGTCGCGACAGCGCGGGGACGAATTGGAAATTGGATCAAAACGTCGTAAGCCAGACCTTTGGCTCTTACAGTGGAAACACACTCTCTGCTGACACAGTTGCTCAAGTTGGTTACTTGTCAAGTGGCTGGTCACAGTACTCCACAATTCAGATCAAAGCATCATCTTCAAGCACATTAAATGCTGGTGATGTGATCCAAATTGCTGGTGTATATGCAACTAACCCACAAAACAGACAGGCTTATGGCTCTGGCAAGTTGCGTAACTTTGTAATTCAGTCCACAACAACAGTTGGAACTGGTGCTACAAACATCACAGTTGCTCCAGCAGTTATCATTGGTGGTCAGTTCCAAAACTCAATCATCATTGGTTCTACTTCTACTACAGCAGTGGTTACACCTTTCAACAACACTGGAACACTATCTCCACAGAACATGCTTTTCCATAGAAATGCATTTACCTTGGCGGTAGCTGACCTGGAGTTGCCAGAGGGAGTCCACTTTGCAGGCAGAGCATCTGATAAGGAAGTTGGTTTGAGCATGCGGGTTGTCCGCCAATACACAATTAACAACGATTCCATTCCCACAAGGTTGGATGTGTTGTATGGTTGGGCACCACTGTACCAAGAACTTGCTTGCAGAATCGCGGCTTAACCCATTAATTAAAAGGAAACTAAAAAATGAGTAATCCCGGACCAGCAACCACAGTCTCAGCACACCCAAGTAATGTCACAACAAACCAGGCATTGCGCCTGATTGCTGTGGCTAAAGGAGTGAACCTTAATGCTGTAGCTTTTACACCTGTGCAAGTTAACAACTCCACAGCTTATTTGCCCAAAGAAATGATTGTTACCAATGTAAACAATGCAGGCTCTGTAGTTTCATTGTCAACATCAACAGCTCTTGGCATCACAACCACAAATGCTGGATCACCATCTAGCTTGTTTGGTGCTTTGACAACTGCACAAATCTCTGCATTGTCAACAGCAGTTTTAGGCACAGCTTATTTGGACTCTAGTTCAACTAGCTTGGCTTATAACAACCAAACTTTATATGTTGATGTAACAGTTGCCTCTGGTGCTACTGGTACAGGTGATGTATATGTTTATGGTTATGACTTTAGCTAAAAAAAGCTAAATAAATGGAAAGGGCTACTCCCAAAAGGGGTAGCTTTTTCTTTTTTAAACAGTACAATTTAATAATCTTAAAGGAAAAATCATGCCCTCAACCACAATATTGCGTGGAAATGTAAATGCATATTTCTTAGCAAATCCCTCACTCACACCATCAGCAGTAACTGGTACTTCAGCATCACAAAGTTTCACAGTACCTGGTCTTTTGACAACTGATATTACCAATGTTTCATTCAATGGTGGTGCTCAAACAGCAGGCATTGCAATTGCAAATGACTATGTTTCTGCTAATAACACTTTGACAATTCAATTTGTGAACACATCTGGGTCTTCAGCAACTCCAGCATCAGGTTCATATCTAATTGAAGTTCTCAGAAGTGATGGTCCAATACCTGTTAATGCAGTCTAATCATGGCAAATACCAGTGTATACAGACCCATAGGTCAAACCTATGCTGTGGCAGTAACAACAACTGCAAGTAGTTCTTTGAGCATTGTTCCAGTTGGCAATGACCAGATTAACTACTGTGCATTTTTGAATACTGGCTCTACACCTATTGCTATTTCAATTTCTCCCTTAAATCCTACTAGCATCACTCCAACTCCAGCAGTATTGCCTACAGCAGGAAACACTAGCACATCATTTGTGCTTGGTATTTCCATGTCTCAGCCTACTGTGATTGCAGTGCCTGCTAATGGATTTAATCTGAGTGCAGTTGGAACAGCAAATACTTTATATGTAATGCCTGTGGCAGATCAATCATGACAAACCAAGTAGCTTTTACAAACACAAATAACACTGTTCCTGTTACTACTTTCTCTACTCAGCCAGTTATAGCAAGTGGATTTGGTACTTCACCCACAATTAAGGGTGTTAGTCCAAATTGTTTTGCTGTGACTGTGGGATCAGGAGGGGCGGCATCTGGAACACTCACACTACCTCCAGCTCCAAATGGTTGGATGTGTATTGGTAATGATGTTACTAATGGTTCAGGCTTATTTTTGCAACAGACTTTAAGCACTACAACATCAGTAACTGTAACTGGCTATGGAATTACCACTGGACTTGCAGCAAATATGTCTGCTGGTGATGTCATTGTTATGACTTGCATCCCATATTAATTATGAGTGCTCCTGCCCTAACATCTGACCAAAATATCCTGCCAGTTCAGGCATATTTCAATTTAGATGGTAG